CAAGAGGCGATCAAGCTCAGTTACTTGAATCCGGGGCGACAGGGACTAATCGGCGCACCGACTTACCCGATGTTGCGCGACGCGACACTGACCAGCTTCTTAGAGGTATTGACGGCTAACGGAATTCGACATGATCTGAATAAGTCGGAATCAGTGGTCTTGATGAGGGACACCGGGTCGCGGATCTACTTTCGCGCGGTGGACGACTTCGAGCGGCTACGTGGGACGAACTTAGCCTGGTTCGGGCTGGATGAATTGACTTACACGACGGAAGGGGCGTGGCTGCGACTAGAGGGCCGCTTGCGCGATCCACGAGCGACGCGTCTATGCGGCTTCGCGGTATGGACGCCGAAGGGATTTGACTGGGTGTACCGAAGGTTCGTTCGGAGTGTGGTGGCGGGTTACGAGGTCGTAGTTGCCAAACCATTCGAGAACCGGCACGTTCTGGACAAGGTTCCGGACTTTTACGAGCGCCTGCGAGAAAGTTACGACCACAAGTTTTTTGAACAGGAGGCGTTAGGCGAGTATCTGAATGTTCAGGCGGGGGTGGTTTACCAGGGCTTCCAGCGGAACCGAAACGTGCGGGAAATGGAAGTGGACGGAGCGTTGCCGTTGTTTTGGGCGTTGGATTTCAACGTGGACCCAATGAGCTCAATTGTGGCGCAGAAGCGCGGCGAGGAGATCGTGGTGCTGGATGAAGTGGTGCTCAGCCGAGCTAGCACATTGCAGGCGTGCGAGGAATTTCACGCGCGGTATCCGAATCATCAGGCGGGCATCGTGATTTACGGAGACGCATCGGGGCAGCGGCTGCAGACCGCGGGAACGACGGATTACCGCATGATCAAGGAATATTTTCGACAGACCGCCTATAAACATGTGAAGTTTCTTGTGCCGCCCAGCAACCCGAGCGTTCGGGAGCGCGTGGCTTTGGTGAACGCAAGGCTGCTGTCGGCTGGCGAAGAGGTTCGGTTGTTTGTTCATCCTCGGTGTACCGGTCTGATAGCGGACTTCGAAGAAGTGACGTTTAAGCCTGACAGTAGCGTGATCGATAAAGAACGGGATTCCAAGAGGACCCATTTGTCGGACGCGCTGGGCTATTTGATATGGCAGGAGTATCGACCAGGCGTTGTGTTTGGCGAGCAGGGGAGAAGGCTCCTTTAGTGGCGAAAGAACCTTGATGAATATTGGCAATGTTGGTCCCGACATTACACAGGAGCATCCGGAATACGCGGCGAAGCGAGCGATGTGGAGGCAGTATCGCGACCTTTACGCGGGAGGCGCGCAGTTCATATCGAGGGCCGATCAATACCTGGTCCGACGGCAGAAAGAGCCAGGGGACGTATATGTGGAACGACTTAGCCGGAGCTTTTACGAGAACTACGTCGGGTCGATCGTGGACTGGTACACGGCCACGCTGTTCCGAAGAGAGCCAGTTCTGAATTTTGAGGGTAACAGTGAGCGGTCCAAGAAGTTCTTCGGCGTGTTTGCGGAGGATTGCGATCTCAAGGGCGCAAATGTGAGCGAATTCTTTCGCCGGCAATTTGTGGAGGCTTTGGTCAGCGGAAAGAGTTACGTGCTGATTGACTTCCCGCGGTTAACTCAGCCGGTGGGGACTCGGGCCGAAGAAGACGAACGAGGGGCGTCGCGCGCCTACTTAGTAAGTTACGCGGCGGACGAACTCATCAATTGGAGTTACGACGATCACGGGCACTACCAATGGGTGGTATTGCGAACGCAGAGCTTGCGCAAGGACAAGCTGGAAGACGCCGGGTGGTGGAAGCAAACGCGGTGGGTCTACTACGACAAGGAACAATACAGGATCTATGAACAGGCGGAAGAGGGCTCAAAGCACGGGCGCGTGGAAGTTGTAGCTGAGGGAAGGCACGGACTGGCGAAGCAGTTGCGGGTGCCGCTGGTGGAGTTGCGAGTCTCGGATGGGTTGTGGTTGTTGAACAAGGCGGCGTCCTTACAACTTGAACACTTCAACAAGTCGAACGCATTGGGGTGGGCGCTGACGATGGGATTGTTCGCGATGCCGGTGATCTACTCGGAACGCGACTGGGATCAAGTGATGGGCGAGTCGTATTACATTCAGCTCGGGCCGCAGGATCGTTTTGGATGGACGGAACCACAGGGCAACGTTTACCAGATCGCGGCGGACAATTTGACGAGATTGCAGGAAGAGATTTACCGCGTTTGCTATGTAAGTCACGCCGGCGGCGCACTGTCGGGAAATGCGACGCAATCGGGCGTGAGCAAGCAGCGTGACTATGCGATCACGCAGGAAGTATTGCGTGCCTACGGTGACGCGGTCAAAGATTGCATGAAGCGAGTGCTTCGGGCGGTAGAGGCGGCGCGAGAGGACGGACTTCTCATCGATGTGTCGGGGATGGACGAGTTTGACATCGGTGATTTCGGTACCGAGCTTGAGGACGCTCAGAAGTTATTGAACTTGGGCATTAACTCGCCGACGTTGAAGAAACAAGTGTTCAGGAAGCTTGCGTTTCAATTTCTGTGCGACGTCCGGCAAGAAGTGAAGGACCGGATTGGGCGCGAAATCGATCAGGAACAACCCTGAACGGAATGTTCTGAGCAAGAGCGGTGGGAGGCATATGGAAGAGTCAAAAGCGGATGGGACTGAATTGCGTTCTTTAATTCGCGGGGTGATTGAAGAGTTTGTTCACGCCGAGCAGGTGAAGGCGGAGCCGGCGTACAAGGCGGAACTTCTAGACGAACGCAAGCGGCGTGAGGACTTGGAGAAACGGGTGAACGATCTGGTTCAAGAGAATGTCCACAGCCGTCAAGCGGCGGAAGAGGCGGAGCGGGGCTCGTCGATTCGCGCGGAGCTACAGCGTCTCGGTGTAGCCAAGGTGGACCTGGCGTATCGCGCGGTAAAAGATGACGTTCACCGGCGGGACGATGGTCAGTTGATTGCGCGCAACGGTCCGGGAGAAGTCCCTCTACGCGATTACCTGAAACAATTTGTCCAGGAAAATCCCGAGTTATTACCGGCACGGATTACGGGCGGAAGCGGAATGGGGTCGGGGCCGAAGGCTGTGTCGAATACGGGCACATTTGATCTGGACAAAATTCGACCAGGGATGAGTCAAGAAGATCTGGAAAAGGTGCGCCAGGAAGTTTCGAGGGTAGCGAGTCAGGCACTGCGAGGTATGTGAGGAGAGCACCGGGAGGCGGGGTGACGGAACGGGCGGCCCGGTGAAGGATCGAGAACAAATAAAGGAGGAAGATTAATGGGAGCAATTAGTTCGGCAAATGTGGCAAACGCGATTGTGAAACTCGTTGCTGTGGACGCTTTGCCAGCGCTGGTGAGCAACCTGGTGATGGGCAACTTAGTCAACCGCGACTATGAACCCACGCTGGCTAACGCGGGCGATACGGTAAACGTGCCTATTCCGCCGACTTTGGTGGCCAACAATATCGCAGAGGGCGGTATGGTCCAGACGCAGAATCCGAATTTGGGGAACGCGCAGATCGTGCTGAATACGCATGCAGAGGCGACGTTTCAGATCCCGGATGTCACGAAGGTGTTGGCGGTGCCTGACCTTCTGAAATTGTACATGCAACCCGCCGTGGTAGCGATCGCGGAGCGGATCGAGTCGGACATACTGAGCCTTTACTCGCAATTTACCTCGAATACGGCGGTGGGCACCGCTGGAATTGCAATCACAGAGGCAGTAGTGGACCAGGCGGAGACGGCGCTGTTCCAAGCGAAAGTGCCGGCGGTGGCGAGTAAGTATCTGGTGGTGGATCCAGTGAGTTACTCGGCCATGAGACAGATCCCCCGGTTCAGCGAATATTATTCGGCAGGTGACGCTGGCTTGCGGGCGCTAGTAGACGGGGCGGTGGGCAAGATCAAGGACTTCTTCGTGTTCCGGTCCCAGTTGGTGCAGAAGACAGGTAGCGGGCCAGTGAGTACACACAATCTGGCTTTCGCGCGGGACGGGATCGGCCTGGTGATTCGCAGACTTCCACAACCGCTTCCTGGAACCGGAGCGATCGCTGAATACGCGGAAATGGGCAACTTCGGAATCCGCGTGGTGATGAGCTACCAGCCCAATACCTTGGGGCAGCAGTTTACGGTGGATGTCCTCTACGGAACCGCGGTATTACGAAACTCGTTCGGAGTGCAGGTTAACAGCTAAGCGGGGCGGATTCAAGAGGCAACGCGGGCGGAAAGAAAAAAGTCCGCCCGCGGCTCAGAAGGGAGCGGAATGGACTTACGTGTGTTCTTTCAAAAGCTGCGGAAGATCGAGCGCGAGATTGTGGACCCTCACGTCGTAGTGGTAAGTCACGAGACGCCTGACGGCGGGCGCGAAGGCCAACTGGCCGAGGTTTCGAGAAGCAACGCAGCACGCCTTATTTTAGAAGGTCATGCTCACCTGGCAAGCGCGGAGGAAGCCGCTGAGTTCCGATCCGCGGCCCGCAAGGCACTGGAGGAAGCGCAACAGCGGATTCTGGCGGAGAAAGTCCAGGTGAACGTCATCTCGGACGCGGATCTGCGGGCGATGAAGAACGCAGCGCGGG